TGGAGGATATCTTTATCAAATATTTGAAAGCAGATGATACAGAGTATATTCGCACAGTCACCAAAAAGACCTTTGCCGCAGCTGTTGCCCGTATCTACGTTCCAGGTATCAAGTTCGACTGTGTTCCTGTTCTAGATGGTGATCAAGGCATAGGCAAAAGTACAATAGTTAAAGACCTTGTAACTGCAGACTATTACTCTGAAACTTTATCCCTTACCGATATGGACGATAAGTCTGGTGCTGAAAAGTTGCAGGGATTTTGGGTGGTTGAAATCGGAGAGCTTGCTGGTATGAAGAAAGCTGATATTGAGAAGGTAAAAGCTTTTCTCTCAACATCCGATGACAAGTACCGTCCGTCTTATGGCAGGGTTGTAGAAAGCCATCCTAGACAGTGCATCATCATAGCAACGGTTAATGGTGAACGTGGATATCTGCGAGATATTACAGGTAACAGACGCTTTTGGATAATCAAGGTGCATCAGAAAAAACAGAAAAAGACCTGGAATTTTACTGAAGAATATAGGCAGCAATTCTGGGCAGAGGCTAAAGAAATATGGAAGTCCGGCGAAAAGCTATATCTTGAGGGCGACATTTTAGATGAAGCTGAAAAGGCCCAGAAAGGCGCCTTGGAGGCAGATGAGCGCGTTGGTATGGTTGAAGAATACCTGAATACCAGGCTGCCTGATGATTGGGATGACATGGATTTGTTCGCACGGCGAAATTACCTTTCTGGAAACGAGTTCGGGAGTCCGGTGCATACCGGTAGCCTTGTCCGTACCGAGGTGAGCAACGCTGAAATATGGTGCGAATGCTTCGGCAAAAGTCTGCAGGAACTTAAACCTTCAGACAGCTATGGCATTGCAGCAATGATGTCGCAGATATCCGGATGGGAGAGAACTCAGACCATTAAGCGTCAGCCCATTTATGGCAGGCAACGACTCTACCAATACGGAGGATAAGAAACACAAGAATGCGTCACAACACAAGATTTTCCCTTATATTCAAAATGCTTTTTTATAAAGAGAGAAATAAAATCCTGTGAGCACACACGCGCGTAAGTAAATATAGGGAAAAGTTGTGCTACCTTGTGTACTTGTGTCAGATGGGAGGTAAAGATGATTGAGAAATATATAGAGAAAAAACTGGTAGCCGCAGTTAAGAAAATGGGAGGAATTGCACCGAAGTTTGTAAGTCCTGGATTAAATGGTGTGCCAGACAGAATTGTGCTACTTCCTATGGGAAGAATCGCATTTGTTGAATTAAAAGCACCAGGCAAAATGATGCGTGCTCTGCAAGTAAGACGAAAAAGGCAACTAGAGGAGTTAGGGTTTTTAGTTTACTGCATTGATAGTGTAGAGCAGATAGATGAAGTGTTAAAAGAGATGGGAGGTGATGCCAAATGAAGTTCATACCCCATGATTACCAGCTATATGCAAGTGCATATATAGAAAAGCACACAATATCAGCAATATTCTTGGATATGGGCTTAGGTTAGGAAAAACAGTCCTGACCTTAACAGCCTTAAACAATCTCTTGTTTGATAGTTTTGAAATACACAAAATCCTAATAATTGCACCATTAAGAGTTGCCAGAGACACATGGCCTACTGAAATTGAAAAATGGGATCACCTAAAAGATTTAACATATTCGGTTGTCCTTGGAAGTGAAAAAGAAAGGAATGCAGCCTTAATGAAAAAAGCTGATATCTATATTATAAATCGTGAAAATTTAAAATGGCTTGTGGAAGACAGCTCTTTCCCCTTTGATTTTGACACAATTGTTGTTGACGAGCTTTCATCTTTCAAGAATTATAAGTCTAAACGTTTCCGTTCTTTAATGAAAGTAAGACCAAAGATTAAAAGAATAGTTGGCTTAACAGGAACTCCTGCGAGTAACGGTTTAATGGATTTATGGGCTGAATTTAGACTTTTGGACTTAGGAGAAAGGCTTGGAAGATTTATAGGAAAGTACAGAGAAGACTACTTTATACCGGATAAAAGAAACCAGCAGATCATATTTTCATACAAGCCTAAGCCAGGAGCTGAAGATGCAATCTATAAAAAGATTTCAGATATAACAATTAGCATGAAAGGTTCTGATTATCTCAAACTTCCTGAACTTGTTATTAATGAAGTAGAGGTTAATCTTTCTGAAAAGGAAATGAAAATTCTTGATGATATGAAAAAGGAATTAGTAACTATGGTAAAAGATGATGAAATCAGTGCAGCCAATGCTGCTGCCTTGTCAAATAAGCTTTTACAGATGGCAAATGGTGCAGTCTACGATGAGCTTGGTGAAGTAGTTAATATTCACCACCGTAAGCTTGATGCTTTAGAAGATTTAATCGAAGCTGCAAACGGCAAACCTGTTTTAATAGCTTACTGGTTTAAACATGATATGAAACGAATCTCTGAAAGGTTTTCAGTTGAAACCTTGGACACCACTGACTCAATAAGAAGATGGAATAAGGGTGAAATTCCTGTAGCAATAATCCATCCCGCCTCTGCAGGTCATGGACTTAATCTACAAACCGGTGGCTCTACCCTTATATGGTTTGGTCTCACTTGGAGCCTTGAACTCTACCAACAAACTAATGCAAGACTCTGGAGACAAGGTCAACAAAATTCAGTTGTTATTTACCACATAATTTCTAAAGACACAATTGACGAACGGGTAATGAAGGCGCTTAAAAATAAGGACAGTACACAAGCTGCCTTAATAGATGGAGTTAAAGCAAACCTAAAAACAGGAGGTAAAATTGATGAATGATGTATACGAAAGACTAGCAAATGCAATCATTTTACAAGCTGTAAAAGACTATCGAGATTCTTCAAAAAGACTTAAAAAATACCCAAATAAAGATACTGATTTATTTACTATTCAGGAAGTTGAGCAGTTCTTTCGTTCCGACTGGTACTCAACCCTAACTACAATAGACCCTGAGATTCTTATCCGAAAACTTAAAGAGGAGGTTTTATGATGACAGCAAAAGAATATTTAAGCAAAGCCTATCGCCTTGATCAAAGAATAAATAGCAAATTGGAACAAGTAGCATCCCTAGAAAACATGGCTGTAAACTGTACTCATGCCATAACTGGGATGCCCCGTAACCCCAACCCTTCTGTATCTCAGATGGAAGATGCTGTCTGTAAGATTATTGATATAAAAAACAATTTGAAAGATGATCTTGCAAAACTTCTGAATTACAAGGTAAGTATTCTTGAGATAATCCAGAGTGTGAATAATCTTGAATACAGATTAATTCTTGAAAAGCGCTACCTCTGTTATCAACCTTGGGAGGATATCGCCTACGACTTAAATTATTCTGTAAGCTGGGTGCTTAAGCTTCACCGTAAAGCTCTCAGAGCTGTAGATTCTATTATGGCTGGAAAGGAGAATAAAAATGGGATGGTATGAAGCTTTAGAAGATGGAATAACCATCGGTAAGGATAAAAATAATACAAATTGTTATTATCCACCCTGCCACATATGCGGCACAGCAGTTTATAGCTGGTCCTACACTCGTGGTACTCAGTACATCTGCAAAGACTGTAGGGCTGAGCTTGTAAGGCAGACACGGGAAGAAGGAAATTTAATCAGCACTGATAAGAAGAAAAAGAAGCTTGAAAATGCTATAAAGCGAATCTCTAAGGTCACAAACATTTCAGCCTATGAGAATGCAATAAGACTTGTAAAGAAGAACCTGAATAAGCCAGGATGGTATCAGAGTACAGAAGAAATTATGGTTGCCCTTGAACTAGTCCGTCGTGGAGTAAAGGCACATCATCAGGTTAAAATCTTTGATTACAGTGTTGACTTCATTCTCCCTGACATGAAGGTTGCTCTTGAGATTGACGGCAAGATCTTCCATGGCAAAGACAGACTAGAGTATCAAACCAATAGAGATGAGGCCATTGCTAATAAACTTGGAGATGGCTGGGAGATAATTAGAATCACTACTGACAATATTAATATGAATGTCACCAAATTGATTACAGGAATCAATGCCGTTCTTAAAAGAAGAAAACCTTCATAGTGGATAGTAAAGTCCACATAAGTCCACTTGAGTGCAGTTGAAATTTTTAGTATTCTATAATTGAGAGATTATATTATCTTAGCCACCACTGGAGAAATCCTATGGTGGTTTTTTTATGCCCTAAAGTGAGGTGACAGAATGCCCTACAAACCAAAACGTCCCTGTTCCTACCCTAACTGTCCTAAACTAACAGATGGTATGTACTGTGAAATTCATAAGAGTCTTGTAAACAAACACTACAATAAGTATCAACGTGACCCTAAGTCCAACAAAAGGTATGGTCGTGCTTGGAAGAGAATAAGAGACAGATACATCAAAGCCCATCCCCTCTGCGAAGAATGTGAGGAGCAAGGTAGAGTCACACCTGCAGAAGAAGTACACCACATCCTTCCTCTCTCAAAGGGTGGAGGAAATGAAACAAGTAACCTTATGGCACTTTGTAAATCTTGTCACTCCAGAATTACAGTCGAGAGCGGTGACCGGTGGGGGAGGTAAAATCTCTAAAACTTTTTAAAGCGGACAGCGGCGTGGGGCTTCGTGTGAAAAAATGCGGTTTCAAACGAGGGAATAGCCTTGGCCCTACAAAGTGAGGTGATTATATGGCAAAAGACGGTACAAATCGAGGTGGCGCTCGTGTCGGTGCAGGTGCGAAAAAGAAACCACTGGCTGACAAAATCGCCGAAGGAAATCCGGGAGGCAGGAAACTGACCGTGATGGAATTTCAAGATACAGCAGACCTAAAGGGAATTGAAATGCCCGAACCAAATAAAATGCTCGAGGCTATACAAAAAGACGGCAAGGCACTGGTTGCAGGAGAAATCTACAGAAACACATGGCAGTGGCTGAACGAACGCGGGTGTGCTGCTCTCGTCTCACCACAGCTTTTAGAACGTTATGCCATGAGCGTGGCTCGTTGGATTCAATGCGAGGAAGCGGTAACTGAATATGGATTTTTAGCAAAACACCCAACTACGGGTAATGCCATTCAAAGTCCATATGTGGCAATGGGTCAGAATTACATGAATCAAACCAACCGGTTGTGGATGGAGATATTCCAGATCGTCAAAGAAAACTGCACTGGTGAGTACAGTGGTGCTAACCCGCAGGACGATGTAATGGAGCGTCTGCTCACAGCAAGGCGAGGAAAATAAATAAGATAGGAGAAAAATATGATTACTTATAAAACAGCAGAAAGTGTATGTGCTGGACATCCGGATAAGCTTTGTGACCTTATTGCTGATAATATTCTGGATGCTTGTATGCGTAAAGATAAAGCTTCCCGTGTGGCCTGTGAGGTTATGGCTACTAAAGGCAAAATTATCGTGGCGGGCGAAATCACCTGCAACGGTAAAGTAGACATCCGTTTCATCGTGAAAAATGTACTTCGTGAGGTTGGATACAATCCATGGAAGTTCACAGTGTTTGTTTTTGTACATCATCAAAGTGCAGACATTGCGGCGGGTGTAGAGACTGCACTTGAAGTGCGAAATGGTATTACTGACCCGTATGGTTCTATAGGAGCCGGGGACCAGGGTACGGTTTACGGTTATGCAACAAACGAAACCAGTAAGAACCTTCCCCTCCCACTTGTGCTTTCTCATCGTATCGTAAAGCGTATTGATGATTGCCGTAAAGGAAAACTTATCAAAGGAATTTTACCAGATGGTAAAGCACAGGTAACAGTGGAATATGAGAACGGTAAGCCAAGACGTGTAAAAACGATTGTAGTTTCAGTCCAGCATGATAAAGACAAAACCCAGGAAGAACTGAGTTCGGATATCCGAAATAATGTACTTTGGCAGTGCTTTGAGGATTTTCCATTTGATAATGGTACCGAAATTCTTATTAACCCCTCCGGAAGATTTGTCGAGGGTGGTCCTGCTGCCGACACAGGATTGACTGGCAGAAAAATCATGGTCGATACCTATGGTGGCCTTGCATCCCACGGCGGAGGTGCCCTTTGTGGCAAGGACCCGACTAAGGTTGACCGAAGTGGTGCCTACATGGCACGGTACATTGCGAAGAATATTGTTTGGAGCGGTCTTGCAGAAAAATGTGAGGTCGCTCTTTCTTATGCCATAGGAAAGGCAAATCCTGTGGCTGTTGATGTGACTTCCTTTGGTACAGGTAAGATCACCGATGATCAGCTTTCCAATATTGTGCAGGAAGTGTTTAACCTCAGACCTGCTGCAATCATTGAAAAACTACACTTAAGAAATACCATCTATTCCGATACAGCGGTTTACGGGCATTTTAATTCCAGTCTGTTCCCCTGGGAGAATGTCAATATGTACACAAATTTGAGAAAGGCGGCTGAATTATATGCAGATAGAAAAATTGAAAACTGAGTTGTTGATTCCAGCCGATTATAATCCTCGTAAAGACTTGAAACCAGGTGACCCGGAATACGAAAAGCTAAAACGCTCCATCGAACAATTCGGTTATGTTGAACCCGTTATATGGAATAAAACCACATCTCATGTTGTCGGTGGACATCAGCGTTTGAAGGTGCTACTTGATATGGGTATCACTGAAGTTGAGTGTGTGGTTATCGAGATGAACGAGGAAAAAGAAAAGGCACTCAATATCGCTCTCAATAAAATAAGCGGTGACTGGGATAAAGACAAATTGATGCTTTTAATTGCTGATCTGCAAGGAGCAGACTTTGACGTATCCCTCACCGGATTTGAGCCTGCTGAACTGGATGCATTGTTTAAGGATTCACTTAAGGATGGCATTCATGAAGATGACTTCGATGTAGATGCAGAACTGCAAAAGCCCGCACTCACCAAGCAGGGTGATGTTTGGATGCTTGGGCAGCACAGGCTCGTCTGCGGTGATTCCACTAAGGCTGACACTTTCAATGTTCTGATGGATGGCAAACTTGCAAATCTAGTGATAACTGACCCTCCGTACAATGTTAACTATGAAGGTTCAGCGGGTAAAATTAAGAATGACAATATGGGAAATGAAGCGTTCTACGGATTTCTGCTTGATGCGTTTAAGAACACCGAAGTGGCAATGGCGAAGGATGCTTCTATTTATGTATTTCATGCAGATACTGAAGGTTTGAATTTCAGAAAGGCTTTCGCGGAATCTGGTTTTTACCTCTCCGGTACTTGCATTTGGAAAAAGCAGTCGCTTGTTCTTGGCCGCTCCCCTTATCAATGGCAGCATGAGCCGGTTCTTTTCGGTTGGAAGAAATCCGGCAAGCACAACTGGTATGCCGATAGAAAACAGACTACTATATGGGAATTTGAAAAGCCAAAGAAAAATGCTGACCATCCTACAATGAAACCGGTAGCATTGGTAGCCTATCCAATTCTGAATAGCAGTTTGTCTAATTGTATTGTACTTGATCCATTCGGCGGAAGTGGTTCTACCCTTATCGCCTGTGAGCAAACGGACAGGATATGCTATACCATCGAACTGGATGAAAAGTATTGTGATGTCATAGTAAAGAGATATATTGAGCAAGTTGGAGTCGAAGACAGTGTGTTTTGCATTAGAGATAATAAGAAGCTTTCCTATAAAGAACTATTAGAGATACAGTCATGATAAAAAGTATTTCATATTCTCAGGAAGAATTAATTAAAAACATACTGGAACTTCACTCAAAAAGCGGCAGAATAGATTGCGACCCAACCTATTCTAAAGGATATTTTTATAAAGATACAGGGATAGAAAAGCCGGGATACAAATTTGATATAAATCCACAAATAGAGGGAGTTGTAGAGGCTAATGCGGAAAAACTCCCTCTTTCTGATTGCAGTTTGAATACCATCATATTTGATCCTCCGTTTCTTGCTACTACCGGAAGGAGCTTAAATAAGGTTGATAATAGCAATGTAATCAATAAGCGCTTTGGAGTATATGATAGTGAATTGGCTTTATTTAGGTTTTACAGAAATGCGATGGAGGAATTTTATAGGATTTTAACACCGGAAGGCATATTGATTTTCAAATGCCAAGATAAAGTGAGCAGTGGTAAGCAGTATTTTAGCCACTGCTTTATTTATAATACAGCAATTGAATTGGGTTTCTACCCTATTGATTTTTTTATTTTACTATCAAAGAACAGAATCACAGCAAAGTGGCAGCAGAATCAGAAGCATGCCCGTAAATATCATTCATACTTTTGGGTGCTTAAAAAATGTAATAACAAAACACTATACAGCGAGGTGATTAAAAATGAGTAAACTGACCCTCGGCTCGCTTTTCGATGGCAGTGGCGGTTTTCCCTTAGGCGGTTTGCTCTGTGGCATCGAGCCGTTATGGGCATCAGAAATTGAGCCGTTTCCTTTACGGGTTACAACAAAAAGGCTGCCATTTATGAAACACTACGGTGATGTCTCTTGCCTGGATGGCAGTAAGATAGAACCGGTTGATATAATTACATTTGGCTCACCTTGTCAGGATATGTCTGTGGCGGGTAAGCGTGATGGCTTGGACGGAGAGCGTTCAAGTCTTTTTTATGATGCCGTTCGAATTGTAAAAGAAATGAGGTGTGCAACAGATGGTAAATATCCAAGATACATCGTCTGGGAAAACGTGCCGGGTGCTTTCTCCTCAAACAAAGGAGAGGACTTCAGATGTGTCCTTGAAAGCATCTGTCACATCAAAGATGAAACCTTATCAGTTCCTAAAGCTGATAAATGGAGGCAAGCAGGAAATGTCATGGGAGATGATTTCTCCATTGCCTGGCGAGTACTTGACGCTCAATACTGGGGAGTCCCCCAACGAAGAAAACGCATCTTCCTTGTCGCAGATTTTGCAGGTGGGAGTGCCGGAGAAATACTATTTAAGTCAGAAGGCTTGTCTGGGTATTCTAAGGAGAGCTTCCGCTCGTGGCAAGGAACTGCCGGTTGTTTTGAAAACGGCATTACAGAAACAGGCACAAGCAGTGTGATCTTAAATGACCAAGGTGGTAATCGGATGGATATCACGGAAGATGTCACTTGCACTCTCCGAGCTGAGGCTCATCACCCACCTTGTGTTATGGATGCGGCGGTATTTGATAATCACGGAAGAGATACTCGCTTTACGGGGCCGATTGATGTTGCACCGACAATATCAGCCACTTATGGAACAGGCGGTAATAATCAGCCTTTTGTGGTTGGTGATACACCGAAAACCCTCAAAATCCGTTGTGGCTGTGAGGGTGGTGGTAAAGGTGCACTTATCCAGAATAATAAATCGGCAACACTATCCTGCAATAATGACCAGACGTTATTTGTCCCGAAAGCTTATGGTATCTGCTCTAAAGACAGCAATGCCATGAAATCATCTAATCCCAACAGCGGAGTATATGAGGCCGATACTTCACGAACCATTGATGGAAATGGAGGAAATCCTTCCTGCAATCAAGGTGGTATTGCTATTGTAGAAAGTTATGCTCTGCAAGGCTCCATGATTGGAAGAAAAGATAAGAACGGTCCACAGGGTGACGGGGTTAATGAAAATATAAGTTTTACATTAAATACTGTAGATAAGCACGCTGTTGTTTTCGCTATTGATAGAGAATCTTTCAACTGTGGTCAAAATTATGCCAGAAATCTTGGGATTACAGAAGACGGAATATCATCGACACTAAATGCACAGGGACCAAGTGCTGTGGCAACTCCTATCTACTCTTCAAGCAAGGCATCATTTTTTACTGCCGCTGAAGAAGAACTAGCAAATACGCTGGTTGCTACTGACTACAAAGACCCTCCGCTTATTAATGATACAGACGGCACCCTATACACGGTTAGAAGATTAACTCCTACCGAATGTGCAAGACTTCAAGGTTTCCCGGATTGGTGGTGCAGTAATCTTGCAACAGAAAATCCAACAATGGATGACTTACGCACTTGGTATAACATATTTGAAACTCACCGTAAGGTTACGGGAAGTTCAACTAAGCCAAAAACCTTAAAGCAGATATCTAAGTGGCTTAAAGACCCACATTCTGATTCTGCAGAATATAAGATGTGGGGCAATGGAGTGGCACTTCCGTGTGTATATTTTGTTTTGTCGGGCATTGTGTTTTTCATACAAGATACCGCCGAATAAAAGAACATTATTCTCTACATAAAATGCTCGAAATTGCTTGCTATTTACAGCGTTCAGAGTGATATATGTAGTACCGAAAAATGAAAGGCGGTATGAAAAATGAAGATAAATTATAACATTACAGGTCCAAAACGAAAATCGCTGGTAGGAGCTATCAGCCTGGAACTAAATGCTCCGACGATATACCTTGGTGCACCTACCTTTGCTTACGAAGTAGGTGGCTACCACATCGACAAGAATGGAATGCTCGAGGGTGATGACAATTACGGCTTGGTTGCAGACCTACAGGGACTGCATGACTTCAAAGCAATTACAGAAGAATATGACACTCCACTTCCAGAACCAGAACCAGTGCCGGAGGATATCCAAATTCCTTACGAAGCTGCTCTTGGCGGAAGGGTCAGCCCTTACTGCGATTATGAGGAGCCACCCGTATATGTAGAACCTGAGCAAAGTGACGAGGTCGAAACTAACCGGTTGACCATTGATTTGCCAAGGTCGTCTTTCACAGATATGGCTCTTGAAAACCTCAAGCGATTAGTAGAAAGCAAAGCGTCCTTAATAAAAAAGGCTTTAGCTACTGATTGCATCCCTATAATAACAAACGAAGAAACTATCAGTTTTCCTTGGTTTCAAGGAGAGCTTACTTCGGATGAGGTGAAAGCTTACACCCATTTTGTGACTGCACTCTTTGAGATGGCAAAAACGCAGCAGAGAGTCAACGCTACCGAAAAGCAAGTAGAAAATAAGAAGTACGCTTTTCGCTGTTTTCTCGTACGACTCGGTTTTGTAGGCTCCGAATACAAAGCGGAACGCAAAATTCTGCTAAAGAACTTATCTGGAAACAGTGCCTTCAAAAATGGTGTTCCGGCTAAAGCTGAGGAGGTAATGACTGATGAATAACTTTCCTTCAAGAGAAACTGTTGAACGCATCCGCAAGCAATACCCAGCGGGCTGCCGAGTAGAACTTGTTCGTATGGACGATTTTCAAGCACCTCCTATGGGAACGAAAGGAATTGTCACTGGAGTAGATGACACAGGTAGTATTATGGTTCGCTGGGAGAATGGTTCTTCTTTAAATGTGGTTTACGGAGAGGATTTGTGCAGGAGAATCGAAGATTAATACGCACACTTTTCGCTTGAAAAAGCGGAGTAAGATTGTGTAAAAAATGACTGTATTTATCGAATAATTGTCTTGATATATAAGCCTTTTAGAGTGATATATGTATATGCCGAAAGGACAAATACACTTTAAAAGGAGCAAGAATCAATGTTAAATAAGAATTTTGGAATTGAAATTGAGTTCACAGGAATAACAAGAAACGAAGCCGCCAAGGTTGCTGCCGAATACCTAAACGGAACGGTCACTGACACAGGCGACTATTACGATACCAAGAAGATTACTACTGCTGACGGGCGGGTTTGGAAGATTATGAGCGACGGAAGCATTTCTTGCCAGAAGAAACAAGGACGGCAGAAAGTTGCAGCAACAAGAGAATACAGCGTAGAGCTGGTAAGCCCCATCCTAACCTACCAGGGAGACATTGAAACACTGCAGGAGTTGGTACGCAGGCTACGCAAGGCAGGAGCTTTCACCAACAACTCCTGCGGAATACACATCCACTTGGACGGAGCAGACCACACAGCAAGGAGTATACGAAACTTTGTAAACATCATCGCAAGCAAGAACGACCTTTTCTACAAGGCATTGCAGATTGAACCTTCACGAATAGGATATTGCAAAAAGATGGATGAGATTCTGGTGGAAAAAATCAACCGCAAGAAACCAAAAACGCTGGCACAGATTGAGAGCCTTTGGTATGAGGGTTATAGCGAAAGTACCAATCGACATTACCATTCAAGCCGATATCATTTTCTTAACCTGCACAGCTTTTTCAACGGAAACCACACGGTCGAACTCAGAGGATTTAACAGCGAACTTCATGCAGGCAAGATTAGAAGCTACATTGTTCTCGCCCTTGCACTGAACAACCAAGCACTGACACAAAAGTGTGCCTCTGCAAAGAAACCGCAGGCCGAGAATGAAAAGTTTGCAATGCGAACCTACCTCAACCGCATCGGTTTTATCGGCGAGAAATTCGCAAACTGCCGTGAACATTTAACCACCCACTTGGACGGCTCGGCAGCTTGGCGATTTCGGGCAGCCTGAGCGGTTGCCTTGCAAAAATAAGGAGGACAAAGACAATGAATAAAACATTTTATCTTGCCTATGGCTCAAATCTTAATCCTGAGCAAATGGCACACCGTTGCCCCACAGCTAAGCCGGTTGGGCCGGTTGTTTTAAAGGACTACCAGTTATTGTTTCGAGGCGGACACGGCGGCTCTGTGGCAACCGTGGAGCCTTTAAAGGGCAAGACAGTGCCATGCCTACTGTGGGAGATTACCCCCACTGATGAAGCGGCACTTGACCGCTACGAGGGTTTCCCGTTCCTATACCGAAAAGAAATAGTCAAAGTGAAACTTGGAAAAAGAAACGTAGAGACTATGGTGTACATCATGAACGATGGCAGACCACTTGGCACTCCGAGCTGCTATTATTACAGCGTCATCTTAGAGGGTTACAAGAGCGCAGATTTTGATATCGGCATTCTAAAACAGGCAGTAGAGGATTCAAAGGAGGTCGAAAATGGATAAGAAGATAAAGGAACAGATACTCGCCATTCGAGACACGGGCGAAACAAATATGTTTGATGTGCGGAAGGTGCAGGGAATTGCTCTGCGAGAAGGGTTTAATGAGCTACTTGTTTACCTTTCGGATAATACTGGCGCCTATTCCCGATTCATTTTGACTGGCGAAGAGAATTAAATAGTTTAAACCAATTAGGAACAGTGCCAAAAATGGCTCTGTTTCTCGTACAGATAGATTTGAAGGCTTGCTTGATGCAGGTCTATTTTTATGTGCAAAAGGAGGCGGCGGATATACGAAAACTCAAGAAATACACACCAACACTGTTTAAGGCGGCTGATTCGGTCTACGATAAGTCCACCGCTGATTATGCCGTAGCCTTTATCGAGGCACTCTCTCATACCAAAGGTACATGGGCGGGTAAGCCATTTGAACTAATCGACTGGCAAGAGCGGATTATCCGTGATGTATTTGGGATTTTAAAGCCGAACGGCTATCGGCAGTTCAATACTGCCTATGTGGAAATACCGAAAAAGATGGGAAAAAGTGAGCTTGCGGCGGCTGTTGCCCTGTTGCTCACCTGTGGAGATAACGAGGAACGTGCCGAGGTTTACGGCTGTGCTGCTGACCGCAACCAGGCATCCATTGTTTTTAATGTTGCGGCGGATATGGTGCGGATGTGTCCGGCTTTAGCAAAGCGAGTGAAGATTCTTGACTCTACAAAGCGACTCATCTATCAACCGACGGGCAGTATTTATCAAGTGCTGTCAGCCGATGTCAGCAACAAGCATGGTTTCAATACCCACGGTGTAGTGTTTGACGAACTTCACACCCAACCGAACAGAAAGCTCTTCGATGTTATGACCAAAGGCAGTGGTGATGCAAGAATGCAGCCACTGTATTTCCTTATAACCACTGCTGGAGACAATCAGAATAGTATCTGCTGGGAAGTACATCAGAAGGCTTTGGATATCATAGATGGAAGAAAAAATGATCCTACTTTCTACCCTGTAATATATGGTGCTGCTTTAGAGGATGACTGGACTGATCCAAAGGTGTGGAAGAAAGCAAACCCATCGCTGGGAATCACGGTCAGCATGGATAAAGTTAAAGCTGCCTTTGAATCAGCAAGACAGAATCCTGCTGAAGAGAACAGTTTTAGGCAACTTAGGCTCAATCAATGGGTCAAACAGGCAGTGCGGTGGATGCCTATGGAAAAATGGGATGCCTGTGCATTTGCCGTTAACCCGGAATCAATGCATGGGCGAGTTTGCTACGGAGGTCTTGACCTATCGAGCAGTACAGATATTACGGCTTTCGTGCTGGTCTTTCCGCCATTGGATGAGGACGATAAATACACTGTTATGCCGTTCTTCTGGATACCGGAGGATAACATTGATTTACGTGTTCGGCGTGACCATGTAAATTACGATGTATGGAAAAAGCAAGGGTTTCTTAAAACCACGGAAGGCAATGTGGTGCATTACGGGTTTATCGAAAGTTTCATAGAGGAACTAAACATGAAATACAATATCCGTGAAATAGCCTTTGATAGATGGGGTGCTATACAAATGACACAAAACCTTGAGGGGTTAGGGTTTACAGTAGTTCCATTCGGTCAAGGGTTTAAGGATATGAGTCCACCTACTAAAGAATTGATGAAACTTACCTTAGAACAGAAAATTGCTCATGGCGGGCATCCTGTGCTTCGGTGGATGATGGATAATATTTATATCCGGACTGACCCTGCAGGAAATATTAAGCCGGATAAAGAGAAATCAACTGAAAAGATAGATGGTGCTGTGGCTACGATTATGGCGCTTGATAGAGCTATAAGGAATGGAAGTAACAACGGTGACAGTGTTTATGATAAACGGGGTATTTTTTTCATATAAGTTATTCTAAAATTATTGCAACAAAAATAAACAATGTTTGCATGGCAGGAAATATATGGTACAATAAATGCAGGTAATGTTTAGTTTAATAATTTAAGAAACAATAAGGGAGGTATTCTTTTATGAACAAGAAGTTTTGTATGTTAGTTATTGGTATAACGATTATTATATCTCTATTAGTTGGAGGCAATGTTTTCGCTGAAAATAATATTACCGTTCAGCTGGATGGCAAAATGCTAAATTTTGATGTACAACCACAGCTTATCGGTGGAAGAACAATGGTTCCTTTGAGAATGATTTTCGAGTCAATGGGTGCAACTGTAGATTGGAATAATGATACTCAAACTGTGATAGCTTTTAATGAGCATTATTATGTGCAAGCAACTATAAATGACACTAATATGAAAGTAAATGGCGAAAATAGGATATTAGATATTCCTCCTCTTTTAGTTGATGGCAGAACACTTGTCCCTGCACGATTTGTTGCTGAAGCATTTGGTGCAGAAGTTGAATGGGATGCTAAAACATCAACTGTTTATATTCATAATGAAAGCAAAGTTCCACAAAATTTTACTGACGGTTACGAAAAGGCAGTGTTTTCAAAATTTAATTCTTTTGCCTCTGAAAATGGTCTTGGGGGAACAGAAGTATATATAGATTGCATTATCGATAGAACGAGTATTATTGATACTGATGAGGGTAAAATTATTGTTGGATATTTAATTGATAATGATAACAATAATTGGATAGCATTATTAAATGGAACGGTTTTTGTTAATGAAAAAGAATATAATAGCGTTATTGGAAAACCTCTTGTTTTCTGTGGAATATATGATGGTTATTCAGCAACAGAAAAAATGCCCTACGTTTATCTAGACGAACTTTGCGTTAAAGAAACAGGTGAAATTAAATCAGGGATTGGAAAGCTTATGTCTATTGCTGAAAATAATAAAATAGAAACCGAGGTTAATCCTAAAGAAAACACAATTATATACGATTTAACAACGGCTTCAGGCATAGAAGATTATTTAACTGAAAACTATTCTTCTGTTGAAACTGCAATGGGCACATTTAAGTTTCAAATTAGCGTTGATACACCGTATTTCAGAGACGATTTTTATGATTATGACATAACTTTTAAAGGCGATTTTTATCAATTTTCTGAAATAAGTTACTTAATAGCAACAACATATACTGAAGAACAGCAAGAAGAGACAAAGCAACAATTAAAGGATTTTATGAAAATAGTTGCTAAGGACTTAATAAGTAACGTGAAAAATAAAAAATTAGAGGGTTGTTATTATATTAGCCGCTATAAGTATCCCAATTTAAAAGACATTATTCCTGTTACAGAAAATTTAGAATTAGAAAGTTATTGTAATTGGACAAATTATGATTGGAAAAATGATTCTAATGATGCATCAGCTTCTACGTTTAGATGGCGCACAAGTCTTGATAAAGAGATATGGTAATAATAAGAACAGATTATGATATATTGATAGTGTTTATGACAATAGAGGGTTGCTTGTTTTTTAGTAAAATATTGATATATTACCAATTTTATAATATAATAAAAGAATTATAAAGGAGGGTATTAATCTATGGTTAATAAATTTAAGGCATTAGGAATTTATCTATTGTTATTTGTTTTTTTTCTATCGGGCTGTACTTCTGAAGAAGAAAAGGCTGCAATTAATGCATTTAAAGAGGCATCAACAAAAGTTGAATCCCTCAACTCAGAACTTGATAAATCAATATTAGATGCTGAAGCAATAATTGCAGCAAACGAAAAAGCCTTTAACGAAAATGCCATTGGAACACTTGAAACGGCTGTGTCAATAGCAAAGTCATTAAAGGTTACAATACCTGAAAAACCAAAAGAATTAGAATCAGCAAAAATTGAAATAGAAAAGCTTAACAATACTGATTATACTAATCTACTTAAGCAGATTGCAGATTCAAAAAAAGCATATGAAGATAGTATTAAACAATTAAAACAAGTAACTGCACCAGCTGAATCATTTGTTATAGAACGTATACAAGCTATTGGAGGTATAACGGGAATTTCTGCAGTTACTGAAGATAATGATCCTAATGGAAAACTTGGTAAACAAGGTGGATATACGGCGCAAGTATATTTTTCCTATAACTTAGTAAATCAAGCTGACGTAATGGGAAATAGTATTATTGAAAAAGGTACAAATTCTGGTGGTAGTTTAGAGGTGTACAATACTGTTGAAGAAGCTGAAAAACGTAATTCTTACTTATCGACATTTGACGGTGGTTTGTTTGCCTCAGGTTCTCATAAAGTTGTAGGTACCGTAATTGTTAGAACTTCAGATAAATTAACTGCTTCACAACAAAAAGAATTAGAAGCAAAGTTAATCTATAGTCTGATTGAATTAGATTCCATGAATGATGATGAGACAATATTTTCTGTTGGAGAATGTATATACAAGGTTTCGCCGACTTGGAAACAAGTAGTAGCTAGCAATGATATAACGTATTTCTATCCTTCTGGAACTACTTCGAATAATGATGGGATGCTAATGGTGCAAAGCGAATACATAGATATTGAAAATGATTTACTGGACGAATTTTTTGATGGATCTATACAGGGATTAGAAAAATACTTGACAAATATAAAAATTCTTGAACAAAAAAATATAAAAATAGCAAATTTGGATGGTAGAAAATTATATTTAAGCGGGAACGTAAATGAGGATGTATATGAATTTGATAATGTTATTTTTATAAATAATGGCATATGTTATACCTTTATTTTTACTCACAAAGATAACATACCTAGTAGCCTTAATAGCGACTTCAATAAGATAGTACAGTCAATAAGCTTTGTTAATAATACTACTTCAAATATTGTTGTGCCAAAGGTCGGAGATTGAATCAGCAATTAAACTTGAAAAATCTTTGAAAGATAATTCTGGAGAACTGAAAACAAAATTTATAACATTTGATTTAAAGAGTTATATGCGAGTAATTGAAAACGAAAACAAATATGATGAATATAAATTATATCTCCTCCTACTAAGGAGTTGATTAAGCTGACATTGGAACAAAAAATTGCTCGTGGTGGTCACCCTGTACTCAGATGGATGATGGATAAAATTTATATACGAACTGACCCTGCAGGAAATATTAAGCCAGATAAAGAAAAATCAACTGAAAAGATAGATGTGCTGTGGCTACTATAATGGCACTCGACCGTGCGATACGCTGTTGCGGAAGAAGTAGCTCCTCGATTTACGATGAACGTGGTTTACTAATATTTTAAATGTAGTATTATATGAAAAGTTTGAAATTTTTTAGAAACTTGTTTATAATTAAATTAAACAAATATACGAAAGAGGTGTAAACAAAATGCCTACATCTGATATGGAAAAAGTCCTAAATGATATTTATGAAAACTATACTATGATTAAAGATTTACATGATTTAGCATATTCAATGAATAGTGAATATAAGTTGTTTTGGGATAACCACCCTGAGGAAACAAAATTCATGCTTCTAAAATCACAGAAACTTATGAGTGTTACACAGGGTGCTAGCAAAACTCAAGAAGCCTTGTTCCATTTTGGAACGTTAGGTTTATCCTACGGAGTAAAAAAACTATTTCAAATAGGAAAACCTACGCGAGAAGAAAAATTAAAAGCAGCAGTTACAAATGAAAATTTCACAGAGGTTTTAAGAGCTCTTAATAATGCTCTTTGGGAGAAAAAGTAAATGGCGTTAAGAGTTATAATCAATATTTTTGAAGGTTTAATTGGAATAGCTATAGGAGTAGCTATTCTTAAAGGGCTTGGCAGTTTAGTGGGTCTCTTAATTGCAACAGTAACTATTAAAAAGAAATGAGGCTAATTATATGCATAGAGTTCCATTATGGGGTGCAATACTAATTATAATTTTATTGATTTTTGTGGCAGTCAGCGGAGATACTAAAGATATAATAGATCAGGAAAAAATATGGACATTAATTGGAATAAATTTTGTTTTAATATTAATCCCTCTAATTAAAGGAGCATATACAAAAAATAATGAACAAGAATATACAAGCTCCTTTGTAAGTGAGCAGAAAATCAGAACAAAATTACAAGAAAGAGATCCTGAAACTCTATTCGGCATGGCTTTATTAATTCTACAAAATTCTAAATCCGTGGAAGAAAAAGAGCAGGCTCTTAGTTTGATAATGTATGCTGCAAAAATTGGATATCAACCAGCAGTAGACTTAATTGAAGAACTAAAAACAAATCAAGGCATTCATTAGCTAACATTATACTATTGAACTTCTTAATAAAGAAGTTTTTTTATGCCCATTTTTAAGGAGAGTGATGTCAATGGGAATACTACAAGGAATATTTAAGGCTCGTGATAAGCCTAAGGATAGTCTGAGCGGTAGTCGGTACAGTTTCTTTTTCGGAGGAACTACTGCTGGAAAACCAGTCAATGAAAATACGGCAATGCAGATGACGGCGGTCTACTCATGTGTGAGAATACTGGCTGAAACATTAGCCGGACTACCGCTTCATGTTTATAAATACAACGATAGTGGTGGCAAAGAGAAACATTTACAACATCCGTTATATAGATTGCTCCACGATGAGCCAAATCCAGAGATGACTTCCTTCACGTTCCGAGAAACGCTGATGAGTCATCTTTTATTATGGGGCAATGCTTACGCACAGATTATAAGAAATGCACGTGGTGAGGTTATTGCTCTTTATCCTCTCATGCCAAATAAAATGACAGTCGACCGTGACAAAAGCGGACGGCTTTTTTATTTATATCAGCGAAGTGTAGAGGACGCACCCACCCTTGGCAAAGACAGCCTGGTATATCTCGACCCATCCGATGTGCTCCATATCCCCGGCTTGGGTTTTGATGGATTGGTGGGATATTCACCGATTGCTATGGCCAAAAATGCCATTGGACTTGCGATGGCTACAGAAGAATATGGAGCGAAGTTCTTCGCTAATGGAGCGGCACCCGGTGGTGTGCTGGAGCATCCGGGAACAATCAAGGACCCTCAAAAAGTAAAAGACAGCTGGAACGCCGCCTATCAAGGTTCAACTAACTCCCATAGGGTGGCAGTGCTGGAAGAGGGCATGAAATATCAGCAAATAGGTATACCTCCCGAGCAAGCACAGTTTCTTGAAACACGGAAATTTCAGATTAATGAAATTGCCCGTATTTTTAGAGTGCCACCACATATGTTGGCTGACCTTGAGAAAAGTAGCTTTTCAAATATTGAACAGCAGTCTTTAGAGTTTGTGAAATATACACTTGACCCTTGGGTAGTTCGTTGGGAACAAAATATGTGCCGTTCTCTTCTCATGGCAAGTGAAAAACCCACTGTATTTATCAAATTTAATGTGGATGGTCTGCTTCGAGGAGATTATGTAAGCCGTATGAGTGGCTACGCAACCGCCAGACAAAATGGTTGGATGAGTGCGAATGACATCAGAGAACTTGAGAACCTTGACCGAATACCAGTAGAACTTGGGGGTGATCTCTACCTTATTAATGGAGCAATGACCAAATTACAGGACGCTGGTGCGTTCGCAAATACAACAAGATTGGAGGAAACCCAATGAAGAAATTTTGGAACTGGGTCAAGGATGAAAAATCCGATACTCGAACGCTCTACCTCGACGGCGTGATTGCCGAGGAATCATGGTTTGATGATGATGTCACCCCTAAGGCTTTCAAAGAAGATTTGTTTGCCGGTGAGGGTGACATTGTTATTTGGCTGAATTCACCGGGTGGTGATTGCATTGCAGCAAGCCAGATTTACACCATGCTTATGGACTACAAAGGCAAAGTTACCATCAAAATTGACGGCATCGCAGCATCTGCCGCCTCCGTAATCGCTATGGCAGGAACAACTGTGTTTATGGCACCTACTGCACTGATGATGGTCCATAACCCCTTAACCGTAGCAATCGGTGACAGCGAAGAAATGCAAAAAGCCATAGCCATGCTTTCAGAGGTAAAGGAAAGCATCATCAATGCCTATGAAATCAAGACCGGCTTATCAAGGACCAAGCTTTCTCATCTCATGGATGCGGAAACCTGGCTAAACGCTAATAAGGCAATTGAACTCGGCTTTGCAGATGAAATTTTGGAGGATGAGAAAAAGCACATTCAGCAAGATGACTTCACCTATGCTTTCAGCCGAAGAGCAGTCACAAATTCGTTACTTGATAAAGTATGTCCCAAGAAAACACCTGCCCAAAAAAGTACACCCGCTGATTCACTGGAAAAGCGGCTCAACAACATCATTCATTAATAGGAGGAAAAGATTATGAACAAGATTTTAGAACTGCGCGAGAAACGCGCCAAAGCATGGGACGCTACCAAAGCGTTCTTAGATACCAAGCGTGGCACAGATGGTTTAATTTCTGCTGAGGATGAGGCAACTTACAACAAAATGGAAGCCGATGTAATTGCTCTTGGTAAGGAAATAGACCGTTTGGAAAAACAAGCTATATTGGATGCGGAACTTAACGCTCCTATGGCTAATCCATTGACAGGCAAGCCAGCCAATCCCAAACTGGAAGGCAAAACCGGCAGAGCAACCGACGAATACAGGAAAGCATTCTGGAATGCTATGCGTACACGCGCCGGGGAGGGTCTTGATCCCACCGTAAAAAATGCTCTTAAAATCGGCACGGATTCGGAAGGTGGATATTTAGTTCCTGACGAATTCGAGAGAACTCTTGTAGAGGCTTTGGAGGATGAGAACATCTTCCGTAGACTGGCTAAAGTTATCACCACCGCTTCCGGCGATAGAAAAATTCCGGTGGTCGCATCCAAGGGCACAGCCTCATGGATTGATGAGGAAGGCACAATTCCAGAAAGTGACGATAGCTTCGGTCAAGTATCTATTGGAGCCTATAAGCTGGGTACGATGATTAAGGTTTCTGAGGAACTTCTAAACGATAGTGTATTCCAACTTGAACCTTATATTTCAAGGGAATTTGCAAGACGTATCGGTAACAAGGAAGAGGAGGCTTTCTTTATTGGCGATGGCTCTGGTAAACCGAACGGTATCCTGGCAGCAACAGGAGGAGCGCAACTCGGTGTAACTACTGCGGGTGCAACAGCTATCACTCTCGATGAAGTGCTTGACCTGTTTTATTCATTAAAAGCACCTTATCGTAACAAGTCTGTATTCATAATGAACGACTCAACAGTAAAGGCAATTCGTAAGCTGAAAGACGGTCAAGGTCAGTACCTATGGCAGCCATCTATCCAGGCTGGAACTCCGGATACTATTCTTAACCGTCCGCTTTTTACATCTTCCTATGTGCCTGCTATTGCAGCCGGAGCGAAGACGATAGCATTCGGTGATTTCAGTTATTACTGGGTAGCCGACCGTCAAGGTAGAGTATTTAAAAGACTAAATGAACTCTTTGCAGTAACTGGCCAGGTAGGCTTTGTAGCTACTCAGCGTGTAGACGGCAAACTCATTCTGCCGGAGGCTATCAAGGTACTCCAGCAGAAGGCTTAACGGAGGTGCGGTATGAGCTACAACACTAAGAACTATACCGAACAAGGTGGCGGTAAAACCGTCATTGGCGGTATTTTGGAAATTAAGGAGGGCGCTACAGTAACGGGTATCACCGCTACTGCAGCGCCTGCTTCTGAGGCATCGCTTGGCGGTATCAAAGCGTCTGCAAAAGGTGTCGGCGAAACAGTAGAAGCTAAAATCGGAGAAGATGCAAAGCTTTACGTACCTTCTTACCCGATAGTGCCGGAAATACCCGTAGCCGAAAACCAGCCTGCAAGTACAGCCGAGGATCATGCAGATTTACTTGACGATTTCAACTCGCTACTTGCGAAACTGAAGGCCGTAGGATTAATGGCTGCTGATGCTTAATGATCAGGAAAGGGCGGTGGCGGTATGACACTACTTGAAAAGGTCAAGAAAAATCTCATCCTTCAGCATGACAATGACGACGAACTGCTGCAAATATACATTGCCGCCTCCGTCAGTTATGCAGAAAGCTATCAACACCTTCCTGAGAACTTTTATATAGATAACCAGATGACTCCTACTACTGAGCAGGCCGTTATTATGCTGTCGTCCCACTTTTATGAGAGCCGGGACGGCAGTACGGGCGGTTTTTTCTCGGATAATGTGCAAGCCGGTCAGCAGGTCTGGAACACGGTCAATCTTCTTATGAGGCTGGACCGGGACTGGAAGGTGTGACTATGAGCTATGGAAAAATGAATACCTTTATAGACATCATCCAGAAAGCTACTGTAAAAGACAGTGAAGGATTTTCGATAGAAACCGACAATACAGTTGTTTCCATCAGAGCATATCGAGAAGGTCGGCACGGCAATGAGAAATGGGCAAACAGAGCGGCATTTTCAGAAGCCACCGACCTTTTCCGCTTTCGCAGTATCCCAGGTGTAACCATAACCACTTCGATGGTTGTGGTAAACGGCGAGGGCCGGTTTGAGATTACCTCTGTAGAGGATGTCAAGGGCCGCGGTATGTATATTGAAGTGCTGGCTAAGGAGGTGAAACCCGGTGGCTAAGGCAACTATGAGAATGCCGGATGAGTTTCTTCTAAAAGTATCTCGGCTTGGTGAAAAGACGGATGAAATTCTCCCTCGTGTTCTGAAAGCAGGCGGCGATGTTGTGGAGGAAAAAGTTAAAAGCAACCTCAAACGAGTCATTGGCAATGCTACAAAGGAAGAAAGCCGCTCAACCGGCGAACTGGTTTCAGCGCTCGGTGTCTCCTCCGCAAAACAGGATAGGGACGGCAACTTCAATGTCAAGGTGGGTTTCTCTGAACCACGGCCGGATGGGAAAAGCAACGCCATGATTGCAGGTGTACTTGAATACGGGAAAAGCGGGCAACCACCAAAACCATTTCTAAAACCCGCGAAATCAGCGAGTAAAAATGCATGTATTAATGCTATGATTTCGGCATTGGAAAAGGAGGTCGAAAAAATATGAGCCTCCTAAGTGAACTGAATGCCCTCATCTCACCCCTCGTTCCTTCGGAGACTGGCGTGTTTTCTGAGCCTGCGCCAGATCGTTACGCTGTGATCACACCGATGGTTGATACGTTCGAGCTATATACCGACGATAAACCCCGGCATGAAATCCAGGAGGCACGGATATCCCTATTTGACAAGGAGAGCTATACGGCTCTAAAAAACAAAATTGTCCGTGCTCTGCTGGGTGCGGATTTTACTATAACAGACCGTCGGTATATCGGACATGAGGATGACACCGGCTATCACCACTATGCCATTGATGTGGCAAAACTATATGAATATCAATTAGAAACGGAGGAATAAATTATGGCTACTATCGGTCTCGATAAACTCTATTATGCTACAATCACCGAAAGCGCTGCAGGTGATGAAACCTACGGCACTCCCATTCCGCTGGCAAAAGCGATCAGTGCCGAGCTGTCGGTTGAACTTGCCGAAGCAACTCTTTATGCGGACGATGGCGCAGCTGAAGTAATAAAGGAATTCCAAAGCGGGACTCTTGCGCTTGGGGTAGATGATATTGGCGCGGCTGCTGCTGGCGATTTGACTGGCGCGACCATTGATGACAACAAAGTCTTGATTTCAGCAAGCGAGGATGGCGGCGCTCCTGTCGCTGTCGGGTTCAGGGCAAAGAAACCAAACGGAAAGTATCGTTATTTTTGGCTATACCGTGTAAAGTTTGGTATCCCCGCCACCAATCTTGCCACAAAGGGCGACAGCATCACTTTCTCAACCCCAACTATTGAAGGAACTGTGATGAGAAGAAACAAGCTGGACGGCCAGGGCAAGCACCCATGGAAGGCGGAAGTCAATGACGGCGACACAGGTGTTTTAAGTTCAACCATAACCGGGTGGTTTACTGAAGTGTATGAACCAACTTTCACAGTAACACCGTAAGGAGGGTCTGATATATGGATAACGAACGAAGCGCGAAAATAGGCATCGGCGGCGTGGAATATGAACTGATTTTGACCACTCGTGCCACCAAGGAAATCGCTCGCAGATACGGAGGCTTGGAAAATTTAGGTGAGAAGCTATTAAAAGCCGAGAATTTCGAGCTCGCGCTGGATGAGATCATCTGGCTGATTACGCTCCTCGCAAACCAGTCAATCCTCATCCACAACCTCAAGCACAGGGATAAGCCGAAAGAACTCATCACCGAGGAGGAAGTGGAACTTCTAACCTCTCCTTTGGAACTTGCAGCCTATAAGACGGCAATCACCGAGGCGATGTTCAAAGGAACTGCCCGGGATATTACTTCGGAAGAAGATCCAAAAAACGTGCAAGCCGAGTAAACGAGAATGAACTCTTTACTCGGCTTTTGTATTACGGAACGGTCCATCTCCACAGGACGGAGGAAGAAACATGGCTTACTCCCCTTGGACTCCTCATGGACTTATGGGAATGCCACAGGCAGTTTCTTGGTCTTTCCAAGCCAAAGCAGGAAATGTCCATCGATGACATTATTCCCTTTGGAATTTAAGTTTTTAGAAAGGAGGCGTTATAAATGGCTGACAACTTTGGACTGAAAATAGGCATCGAAGGCGAAAAAGAATTCAAGGATGCTCTTCGCGACATCAACCAGTCCTTTAAGGTGCTCGGGAGTGAAATGAAACTTGTCTCCTCGGAATTTGATAAGAACGATAAAAGCATACAGGCGGTTACCGCCCGCAATGAAGTTCTATATAAGGCGATCGATGCACAAAGGGAGAAAATCTCCACCCTCGAATCGGCTCTAAAAAATGCCTCCGAAAGCTTTGGCGAAAACGACCGCAGGACTCAAAACTGGGCAATTCAGCTTAACAATGCCAAGGCTGAACTAAACGGTATGGAGAGAGAGCTTGAGGAAGCGACAGGTGATGCTGATAAGCTTGGTGAAGGGCTGACGGAAACAGGAAAAAGCGCTGATGATGTCGGCGGTAGATTTGAGAAACTTGGTGGCACCCTAAAAGGTGTAGGCATTGCTATGGGTGCAGTAGCTGTTGCTGCCGGTGCCGCCGCAATTAAGCTGGGGAAAGAGGTCGTACAGCAATTCGGTGAGCTGGAGCAAAACCTGGGCGGTAGTGAAGCGGTGTTTGGAAAGTATGCTGACTCTATCCAGAAGACGGGTGAGGAAGCCTATAAAAACATGGGTGTTTCACAAAGCCAGTATCTCGCTACAGCGAACAAGATGGGCGCACTCTTTCAAGGCTCCGGCATCGAACAGCAGAAGAGTCTTGACCTGACCGAAAAAGCCATGCAAAGGGCTGCTGACATGGCCTCCGTCATGGGTATCGATATGCAGATGGCCCTTGACTCGGTGGCCGGTGCCGCCAAGGGTAATTTCACGATGATGGATAACCTCGGTGTCGCAATGAATGCCACCAACATCGAAGCATATGCTCTCGCCAAGGGACTTGACTTTACATGGAAGACTGCAACCCAAGCTGAAAAAGCTGAAGTGGCCATGCAGATGTTCTTCGAAAATACGGAGCAGTATGCAGGGAATTTTGCGAGAGAATCCACTCAGACGGTGACAGGCTCCATTGGCCTCTTTCAGGCCGCCCTTGGCTCGTTCACGGCCGGACTTGGAAATGCAAATGCGGATATGACGAATCTTACGCAGAACCTTGTGGATGCTTTTCAATCGGTGGTTGAAAACATAGTGCCGGTCTTGGAGAATATCGTGAATGCTCTTCCTACAGCAACAGGTGCGATTCTTTCTGCAATTGGCGACCTCCTACCGATGCTTCTGGAAACAGTAACGGTGTTATTCTCCCAGGTGCTCGGAGCGATACTAAACCTTTTGCCGGAACTGATCCCTACTGCAGTGAGTGCGGTGATGACGATTGTCGGAGCTATCATAGACAACCTCCCGCTTCTAATTGATGCGGCGGTTCAACTTGTGACCGCGCTTGCATCCGGCATCGGCTCGGCATTGCCGGAACTGATTCCGGCTGCGATAAGCGCTGTGACTACTGTAGTCCAGGGACTTATTGACAATCTGCCCATGCTGCTTGATGCTTCCCTGCAACTTATACTCGGTTTGGCTCAGGGCCTGTTGGATGCGCTTCCGCAGCTTATATCCTCACTGCCTGTCATCATCACAGCTATTGTAGACTTTATAATCGGAGCGATACCGCAAATCATCGATGCCGGTGTCCGTCTATTTATTGCACTGGTACAGAACCTGCCTACCATCATTGTTGAAATTGTAAAGGCTGTTCCCCAGATCGTTGCAGCTCTGGTTGGTGGTTTCATGGGTTCAATCGGCCAAATCATACAAGTGGGTACGAATCTCATACAAGGTTTGTGGCAAGGCATCTCTGATGCAGGCTCATGGCTTTGGGAAAAAATCAGCGGATTCTTTGGGGGTGTGGTGAACAAAATCAAGGACTTCTTCGGAATCCACTCCCCCTCAACACTATTCGCAGGACTTGGTGCAAATATGGCCCAAGGCTTGGGAGACGGTTTTGGTGGTGAAATGGGCGATGTCAGCGAGGATATGCTGTCTGCTACTAAAACTGCGGGTGATGCCACGGGGCTGGCAGCGATAGATGCGGTCAAAGAAGGTATTCTAAGCCACATATCGCTTTTGACAGAGCCTATTATGCTTCTTGTTGCGCGTATTGGTGAAATCATAACCGAAAACAGTGCCTCCATTGGCATCTCCGGTTCCAACATTGCGAGCTTCCTTTCCGTAGGACTTGAAGATGCACAGGAGAGCACGGTTTTAGAGAAAATAAGAGTTTTAATCCAAAAGATAAAAGAAATCTTTGACGGTTTCCGGCAAGGATTTGTAAGCATCGGGCAGATGATAATGGAGGGTATCGGAGCAGGCATAACAAGCCGCAGCAAATGGCTCAACAATCTGGTCAGCAGCTACATCGCGGAAATAAAACGGCGTGTGGAAGCAATGCTTCAAATCAACTCCCCTTCGCAGGTCTTTGCGGAAATCGGAGGATACATGGCCGAGGGCATGGGCGTAGGATTTGCAAAAGCCATGTCCGGTGTGAAAACCCAGATTGAACGGAGCATACCCATGCAGCTTGATATAAAGGACTGCTCAAGTTCAACAGCAGACATGGTAAACGGGCTGGTCGGCGGACTGTCTTCGGCGCTTGGTGGCGGACTCTCCCAACAGAAAATTACACTACAGGTCAACCTTGACGGAAAGACCATCGCCCAGACCATATTTGACCCGCTTAAGGATGTCTCAAAGCAAAGGGGTGTTTCAATTGGATAAAATACGCATTTCAAATATGGAACGCACTGATACAGTTGTGATGCCACGCGTAAAAACCATCACAGTGGGTGCCAAAGAAGAGTCCAGGCGCGCGGTAATGGTATCCGGCAAGGTTGTCAAGGATGTGCTCGGACACCGAACCACGATAGCTGCTTCATGGGACTGGATTCCGGCGGATGCAGTAGCGGCTCTTTCTTCACTGCTTAGAAAGAACAGCTTCCTTTGGGTGGAATACCCTTCGCCGGAAGGCTTAGCTGCAGGTAGCTTTGAGGTCTCTTATCCGAGCATGAGTGTGTTTTCCTACAAAAATGGCGAAGCGGTCTGGCATGATGTGAAACTGGATATGACTGCCCAGGAGGTGACCTGATGCTTACAATGGCTCCTGCATATAATCCGTACGCTGATGTACGCCTCTGTGATATCCTCGTATCTTTCCGAATGGTTGACGTAGACGCGGCAGCATTGGCTCTGCCTTTTAGCAGTGGTGAATGCCAGTTATCCCAAATTTGGCAGACTCATGACCTTGTTGAATATCAAAGCTTGAAGTTGGCATCTCTTGAGCGGGACTACTTTAAGCTTGACGGCACATTCATCCTGCCGAAGGAAGATTTGACCGGCCTACAGACCGGCTGGTGGAGCGATGCAATTTCCGGTGAGGATAAAAGCTTTGATGCTCGTCCATCCCTTGGCTTTTCATGGAATGAGAACCAGACTAGCGTAGGCTTTACCCTATGTTTCGACGATGCATCCGGGATGTATGCGAGTCTCTTTCGTGTCAGCGCATATGACCTTGAAGGCAACTTGATCCAAGAAAAGCTTGTAGAAAATAGCTCCGCCAGATGCATTGTGGATATGCCGACAGAAAATTACCGCTATGTGGTTATTGAGTTTTTAGAAACGAGTGAAGCTTGGCGCCGCATTCGCATTACGGAGGTGTTGTTTGGCATCGTCCAATATTTCGATCGTGAAAACACAGTCTCTGCTTCAATAGAATACGGGTTTTCCCCCATGTCGGAAAGTCTGCCGGCCTCTGAACTTACATTGGTTTTGGATAACAGCGATGCAGTATGGAACATGGTAAACCCGCGTGGGGTTTATGCTTATCTGCAGCAGTCACAGCCCCTTGATGTATGGTTTTACGTGGGAACCCCAGACGAGTCTTTTAACTGGAATAAGGAAGAGACCGCTGTCTATATGGGGCGTTATTATTTCACAACAGCCGTAGCCGAGGACGACTCCATGACCGCAAAGATAACAGCCCACGATAACATCTACCGTCTTGAAGGAAAGAAATACAGAAACGGGACATCCGGACAGTGGACAATTTTTCAGGCTATTTCCGCAGTGATTGAATACAGCGGAACGAACCTTGCCTTTGAAATGCCGGAGGAAATCGGTAGTCGTCTTGTGGGCAAGAATCTACCAAAAGACTGCACTTGCAGGGAGGCAATCCGGCTTTTAACCCAGGCGGCATGCTCTGCCTGCTATGTGAATCGGGAAGGCATGCTAATATTCTTTGACCCGCTCATAGACCGCACACCTGTTGACACAATTAATTATGACAATATGTCAGCCATGCCTAAAATCGCAGTGGCTGGCAAGGTGAACCTTGTGGAGCTGTCTGTTAAAGACGAATATACAGCAGGCGGGGTTGAAACTATTTATGTGGCTTCAGATATAGGCATTGATGAGCAGGAACAAGCTGCCGCCATTTCAAACCCCGTTGCCGTCTCGGGAGAAACCGTCGCTGCCTGGCTTCTTGAGATGCTTCAAAGGAGACTCACCTATAATGTGAGCGAACGGGGAAATCCTGCAAGAGAGATCACGGATGTGGCAGTTATTTGGGATGCCTACGGCGAGAACAGACCGGCAGTGATATCAAGGCAGCGGTTTAATTTTGACGGCGGGCTTAAATGTGAAACGGAAGCCTGGGGAGGAGGATTTTAATGGAGTCTTTGCAATATAAAAGGGACAGTGCTGTCCCACTGAATTATGAGGATCTAAATCGGATTGAGGACTGGACACGATTCCTTGCAGGATTGCTTGCCGAAAATGGTTATGAAATATTCATCAAAACCGGAGTATGGTCGATGGAATCTATCCCGTACCAAAGGGAAATCGACCGCATACGAAGGAACATTGAGCGCCTGCATCGAGGTTATAGCAGTCTCCCCGACTGGAGGGAGGTCACATATACAAACAGTTTGGATTTTGTCCAGGTAAATACCCTTGAGTGGGATCTTAAGACGATTTTTACCTGGCTGTCCCGTATGGTGGCGGTGTTTTGCCGCCTTGGTGAATTTCATGTAAGCGAGGGGGTGATGGCATGATTGAAGTTAAGGACAGAATCCCATCAAAGCCAAACCGGATCAAGATTATTCCGGAAGGTGGCGGCGCTGCCTATTTTGCTGTGTGGGAGCGGGCAGACCAGCCCATCCAGGAAGGTACACCCATTAATAAATATCTATTTGACAGCATCGATGAATGGAATCTTTCTCATACAAGCCTTGACGATATCGAAATCGATGCCCAACGGGTGACGCTTGATGTAGGTTGGACCACGATAAACTTTACAAGGCCGCTATCCGGCATCCCGCGGGTCTTTGTGTCCCCGTCGGAAGCTTTTATTATTTCAGTAACGAATGTAACTCAGACGACCTGTCAGATTGCCGCCCGCCAGCCTGTGACAGCTAGCGCATATGCCGCAGCAAGCAGCGGCGGAGCAGTTACAACAAAAATAACATACATGACGAGTTTTGACTTTGTGGCGGCTGAGGTGGATGTCGTTGCAGTTTATGATGGAGGTGTTAGCGTATGATTCCGCTTTTGCAATCAGATTACTATAAATACAGCCAGATGTTTCGGGGTAATTTCTTAAAAGGGGCGACTTTGTTCAAGTCACTCCTTGGCAACCCGGAAACGGCAGAGCCGCTTATAAATTCCGGACCTGCCATGGCATCCGTGTTCACCGACTTTTCCAAAAGCGAAGCCAACCGGCAATGCTTTAATGTCCTGGCAGAGAAGCCCTTTTATGAAGAAGCGATGATGACTTACTTAAAAGACATGGCCGCCACCTCGCATGAAACCAGCGCCGATCTGTTAACTGACACCGGAAACATGATTGGACTTTTTCGTGACCCCCAGTTCGATCCGTTGTTCCAGGAGAAACCTGACCTGATAAAAAAGGCTTTACTTAAAAGAAATATTTATGAAGCGCTCAGTGTTGATGACAACTGTGATGTGGCACTTTCAATTGATAAGCTTCGCTCATATTCTTCACTGATTAATGGGGCCTTCACAAATATATATACTTCCTTTAGCGCCTATTGGAGTACACTGAACGGCACCGACACACCATTCAGCTCCACAGAAAAGTTTAACGGTAATACCCTGCAGTATGACTGGTCGGTGATATGCGAGGAAACGGCGGAGGTTTTCATGCCAGCCACATTAAAAACCCGGGTTGGGACATCGTCCACCTATTACTATTATCCCTGCGTGTATAAGTATAGCATACTGTCAAAAACATGGACCCTCCTTACCGTCTGCTCCACAGATTCCAAACAGACCGCAAACGACAACTACGGAAGGCAGTGCTATGGTATAGCCTATGATCCTGACAAGGATATGCTGTACATCTTTTACAAGGCAACCGCATCCACGACTTATATAACCTGTGACATCATGAAGGGTTCGACGGGTGAACCGCTACAGATAGGCATCCAGACTGCAAGCATCGGAAACGCCAGCCTGCACAGACCGTTCTTTTGCTGCTTTGACCGTGAAAGCGGTCTTGCCAAGTACGTTTGGCGTATTGACAATATGTACACAACTGCGGCTAACGGGTGGCTGTACGGTTGCTCAGTCGGCCAAATCGGGCTAGTGTGGGAAGGTAAAGTAGCCCATCCCTATTCGGAATATGCAAGGGCATATTCTGGATATACCAGTGAAATGAGCGGCAGCAAGTTTAGTTTTACAAAAGGTGCGTTAGTTGGGGTTTATCAAAAGGGTGAAAGCACCACTACCTATCCGGCTGTCATGGTGTCTATCTATTCATCGGGGGATAGGTTCATATCAAGCTATCTTGAGTTTTCAGCGAAAACCCCACATAGCACCCTTAACAGCCCTGATCAAGCAGTGGTCATGGAAAATGGGATGGTTCTACTTTCATGGAACAACATCGATTGGGGCGATGATGGTGGAAGCGCAAGAGCAGCTGCAGTTATATTAGAAATCTCCGAAGGAGCTCTTATGCGTCATGCCTCGCTCTTTCGTACAACAAGCTATGCATACAACGCGTATTCGTTTCTTCCCTTTAACAAGATCGCTATTGTAAATAATCAGTATCCGACTGTATGCACTGTTTTTGGGCTTAACGGCTTAGGTGGAATAATCAAGCGAGATTACAACGAGACCTTTACTGCATTCTATTCTCAACTCGCACCTGCCAGAGGGTCAAGAAGATATAAGCTTCATACTCCCAACAGTAGCACCTGGACTTTGTATGATTTTGAAACGGAGGTAACCTCATGAAACTAAATGGGATTTTCTGTACCAACTATGCCGCCGGAGAGCGGTTCTGCGCTGTTTTGCACAGCACCACATTGGATGAGATTAAAAAAATTGATCCGAAAGCTCTGGTTGTGCAGACCGATACCGGGGAGGTTGTTGAAACTTATACGCTTTATGGGAAGCTGTTCTCATATCGTAGCTTTCCCGAAAGTGGTGTCTTTGAAGTGGAGTTTATGCAAGTACCTCAAGCGGAAATAACTGCGGAGCGGTTGCTTTCGTTTATGGAAGGTCTGAAGGAGGGGTTTGAAAATGAATGACAGAGATTTGGGACTACTGTTCGGAAAGTCTGTGAAAGTAGCGGGTGACATATCGTCACTCGTTTTTGTTTTCCTTGCACAAAGCGAGCAACTTGATGATGTAACGGTTACGGAGCATGCTACTCTATTCCCGGTCTGGGATGAAAATTGGACAGGGAAAGCAAAAAGTATTGTAAGTGATGAAGGAGTTCTATACCGTTCCATCCACGATGTGAGTAGCGGCCAAAATACCAAGCCAAGTGCAACACCGTCAATGTGGACTAAAATCGGCGATCCTGCCGATGAATGGCCGACATGGTTTCCGCCTATCGGCGCGCACGATGCTTATGGTATTGGAGACAAGGTATCGCACAACAACAAGCACTGGACATCAAATGTGTCCGATAATGTCTGGGAGCCGGGCGTTTACGGCTGGACACAAGCAATTTAATAACTCGGAGGTGAAAGAATATGAAAAGTTTATGGATTTGGATTCAAACAGGATTTGCTGGGCTGGGCGGATTGCTCGGTTGGTATTTAGGGGGTCTTGATGGATTTCTTTACGCACTGATAGCTTTTATAGCGGTTGACTACCTCACGGGAGTTCTCCGTGCTGTTGTTGAGAAACGTTTGTCCAGTCGGATTGGTGCACAAGGAATAGCGAAAAAAGTGGCAATATTACTTGTTGTCGGTATAGGCCACCTTGCGGATGTTTATCTACTTGGTGTGACAGGTGCGCCGTTTCGCACAGCGGTCATATTCTTCTATATTTCCAATGAGGGTATTTCCCTTCTTGAAAATACAGTAGCAATTGGACTACCTGTACCGGACAACTTAAAAACGATTCTCGCACAGCTTAATGGAAAGGGTGAGTAATATGAAGTTGCACAAGCTAATACTTACAAACAATGCCTGCTACAAGGCAGGCCGGACTATTAAACCAAGGGGCATCATGGTGCATTCTACCGGGGCGAACAACCCCTATCTGAAACGCTATGTTGGGCCTGATGATGGTTTACTAGGAAAGAATCAAGCGGGTAACCATTGGAATCAAGATAAGCCGGATGGGCGGCAGGTCTGTGTCCATGCCTTTATTGGCAAACTGGCGGATGGCAGTATCGCAACCTATCAGACTCTGCCCTGGAACCACCGAGGCTGGCATGCCGGAGGTTCTGCTAACGATACACACATCGGTTTTGAAATCTGCGAGGATGGTCTGACCGATACCGCATATTTTTCTGCCGTATACAAAGAAGCCGTGGAACTTTGCGTCTATCTTTGCAAACAGTATGGGCTGACAGATAAAGATATAATCGGGCATTATGAGGGGTATCAGAAAGGTATCGCTTCAAATCATGGCGATCCTAAAAATTGGTTCCCAAAGCACGGCAAGAGCATGGATACTTTTCGTGCTGATGTAAAAGCCGGGCTTGCAGCAGCAGAAGCGCCCACTCCCGTCACACCTACAGCACCGAAAAAATACTACCGTGTGCAGGTAGGTGCATACTCCGTTAAGGCAAACGCAGATGCCATGCTTATCAAGCTTAAAGCTGCTGGCTTTAAGGATGCCTTCATCAAGTACAGCGAGTAAAGTTACACTGTATCAACTAACAGCAATAATCATACATCCATATAGCAATGCCCTTGGAGGTCAAAAAAACTTCCGAGGGCATTATTTTTTTCTAAACCGTCAGATTTCATTTCCTCCCGTGGCTACCAGGTAGAGGGCAACAAATTAAATCGCCCTTTGGAAAGAGGTGAAGGACATGAAACACAACCTTAAAATCAGTGTTTCAAAAGAGCCACAGAAAGGCGGAATCGTTACTTGTCGTAATGTCACCATAAGGGAGCGCATCCTACGTTTCCTCCTTGGAGATAAACAGCGTGTAACCATTCTGATTCCAGGAGACAGTGTTGAGGAACTCTCCATCTGTGAGACTACGAAAGGAGGAAATGACCTTGAGCAAAGTAAAGTTACTGCTTGATGTGGCAAATGATATGCGAAGTCTTGCAGACAGCATACAGGCGGTTTGTAATGCAATGACAGAAAGTGATTCTGCTCCCAAAGAAGTGCCTGCCACAAAGACAGAAACAGCAAAAGAGCCGGATATCCCACTTGAGAAAGTGCGTATGGTACTTGCCGAAAAGAGCCAGCTTGGATTTACCGCCGAAGTGCGAGGAATCATTCAAAAGTATGGTGCCGACAAGTTAAGTGCCGTTGACAAGGCTTACTATGCCGACATCTTGAAAGATGCGGAGGTTCTTGGCAATGGGTAATCACGCAATATTATCTGCATCATCTTCACACAGATGGCTTCATTGTTTACCGTCAGCAAGGCTTGAACTTGAGTTTGAGAATACAAGCGGTAAAGCAGCAGACGAAGGATCAGCGGCACATGCGCTTTCAGAACACAAACTGAAAAAGGCACTCCATATAAGGAGTAAGCGTCCTATATCAGACTATACGACAGATGAGATGGAAGAATGCACAGATGCCTATGTTGATTTCGTTATGGAACAGGTGGAACTTGCAAGAAACTTCTGCAATGATCCTATCATCCTTATCGAAAAACGCCTTGATTTTTCCTGCTATGTGCCAGACGGCTTTGGTACTGGAGATTGTTTAATCATTTCAGATGATAGGCTCCACATAGTGGATTTCAAATATGGCATGGGTGTGCTTGTAGATGCAGTGGACAATCCCCAGATGAAGCTGTATGCCTTAGGTGCTCTTGAAATCTATGACAGCCTTTATGATATCAACGAAGTGTCAATGACGATTTTCCAGCCAAGAAGAGAAAATGTCAGCACGTGGACTGTACCGGTAGAGGAGCTTAAATGTTGGGCAGAAGAGGAACTTAAACCAAAGGCAGTAAAAGCCTATAACGGCGAGGGCGAATATATACCGGGTGAATGGTGTACTTTCTGTAAAGCTGCAGTCAGATGCCGTGCAAGAGCCGAAGAAAAGCTGAAACTTGCCCAGACAGAGTTTAAGATGCCACCGTTACTTACTGACAATGAAATAGAAGAGATTCTGTTCATTCTTCCTGACCTTACTAAATGGGCAAATGAAATAACTGCCTACGCCACAGACGCCGCTGTGAATCACGGCAAAGAGTGGAACGGTTTTAAGGTTGTGGAAGGTCGCTCGGTTCGCAAATACAAAGATGAAGATGCCATCGCAGAAAAAGCTGTGTCAAGCGGATTTAAAGACATTTACCGTAAGAGCCTTATTCCTATGACAGAGATGCAGAAACTGATGGGTAAAACCAAGTTTGAGGAAATTCTCGGTGACCTCATTTATAAACCACCAGGCAAGCCGACTCTTGTTCCTAACTCGGATAAAAGACCGGCTATGAACGTAGCAGATGCAAAAAACGAATTTAACGAAATTATGGAGGATTAAATATTATGGCAAACAACACGAATAAAACTAAAGTTATCACAGGTGTAAACACAAGACTCTCTTACTTCCACGGCTGGGAGCCGGTATCTATTAACGGCGGTGCCGAGAAATACAGTGTGTCCGTTCTCATTCCAAAGGATGATAAGGAAACCATAGATGCAGTAAACGTTGCAATCGATGCAGCTATTGAAGAAGGTATAGCAAAGTTTGGCGGTAAGAAACCGAATAAGGCTACCATCAAACTTCCGCTCCGTGACGGTGATGTAGAGCGTGACGATGAGGCATACAAGGGGCATTTCTTTGTCAATGCCAACAGCATAACCGCTCCGCAGATTGTAGACAAAAGCGTTAAACCTATTATGGACCGCAGTGAGGTGTACAGCGGTTGTTACGGCAGGGTTTCTCTTAACTTTTATGCATTCAACTCAAACGGCAATAAGGGTGTAGCCTGCGGTCTTGGTAATATTCAAAAGATTAAAGACGGCGAACCTCTTGGTGGAAAAACCTCTGCAGCAGATGACTTCACTACTCTTGTGGACGATGACTTCCTTGCCTAATAGAAACGGTAACTTACGGTGGTGGAGGTACTCCCTCTGCCACCTTTTTTCTTTTAGGAATGGAGGCATGTTATGAAGAACTTGGAGATCGACATTGAAACATACTCGTCTGTCAATTTGCAAAAGAGCGGAGTCTACCGTTATGTGGAGGCAGATGATTTTGAAATATTGCTGTTTGGATATTCAATTGACGGCGGAGAGGTTATGGTGGTTGACCTTGTGAATGGAGAAAAAATACCGCAGAAGATACTAGATGCCTTAACCGATGGAAACATAATCAAATGGGCATTCAATGCTCAGTTTGAGCGTGTCTGCCTTTCCCGTTATCTTGGCTATCCCTTTGGATATTACCTGAATCCTTCATCATGGAGATGTTCAATGGTGTGGTCTGCTTATATGGGACTTCCCCTTTCCTTGGAGGGTGTGGGTGCCGTTCTTGGACTTGAAAAGCAAAAGCTGACCGAAGGCAAAGACCTTATAAGATACTTCTGTATACCCTGTGCTCCTACCAAATCCAATGGTGGAAGAACTCGTAATATGCCAAGTGATGATGAAGAGAAATGGCAGAGATTTAAGGCTTACAACAAGCGTGATGTGGAGGCAGAAACACAGGTACAACAAAGATTGATTAAGTTTCCTGTGCCGGAAGATATATGGGATGAATACCATCTCGACCAGGAAATCAATGATCGTGGCATTAAGGTAGATATGGATTTTGTAAAACAGGCTATTGCTGCGGATGAGATTTCTCACGAAAAACTGGTGTCAGCAATGCAACAAATGACAGAACTTGATAATCCCAACTCAGTACAGCAGATGAAAGGCTGGCTTTCCGAAAACGGTCTTGAAACAGATACGCTTGGCAAAAAGGCTGTGGCAGAATTATTAAAGGATGCACCGGAGCATTTGGCTGAAGTTCTCAAGCTCCGTCAGCAACTGGCTAAATCATCGGTAAAGAAATATACGGCAATGGAAAATGCCGTTTGTGCAGATTCTCGTGCCAGAGGTATGTTCCAATTTTATGGGGCTAACAGAACAGGTCGCTTTGCAGGAAGGCTTGTGCAATTACAGAACCTGCCACAAAACCATATGCTGGATTTAAAAGAGGCACGAGGCATAGTAAGAAGCGGTGATTATGAAACGCTTGAAATGCTCTACGAAGATATACCGGACACCCTCTCACAGCTTATTCGTACAGCTTTTATACCAAAGGAAGGCAATAAGTTTATTGTTGCAGACTTTTCTGCAATTGAGGCTCGTGTGCTTTCATGGCTTGCAGGTGAAGAATGGCGAAACGAAGTATTCGCAAGCGGCGGTGACATTTATTGTGCATCAGCATCACAAATGTTTAAAGTTCCTGTTGAAAAGCATGGTGTGAACGGTCATCTAAGGCAAAAAGGAAAAATTGCAGAATTAGCACTTGGATATGGTGGATCTATCGGTGCATTAAAGGCTATGGGTGCATTGGAGATGGGACTTGAAGAAGAGGAGTTGAAACCCCTTGTTAATGCCTGGAGAGCATCAAATCCAAACATCGTAAAGTTCTGGTGGGATGTTGATAGTGCTGTTAAGAAATGCATCAAGGAAAATAAGTCACAGAAAACTAATAACATTGAGTTTCATTGCATGAGTGGAATGCTATTCATAGTTCTCCCTTCCGGCAGACAGCTTTCCTATGTAAAACCCCGTATCGGTGAAAATATCTTCGGTGGTGAGTCTGTGACTTATGAAGGTGTGGGTGGAACAAAGAAATGGGAAAGAATCGAAAGTTATGGACCTAAATTTGTAGAAAACATTGTACAGGCAATCTCCCGTGATATTTTGATGCATGCTATGAAGACACTCCGTACTTGCAACATAGTGGCTCATGTGCATGATGAAGTAATCATTGAGGCAGACCCTCGAATGTCGATAGATAGCGTATGTGAGCAGATGGGTAGAGTTCCTCCCTGGGCAAAGGGGCTACTCCTTAATGCCGATGGTTATGAATGCGATTTTTACAAAAAAGATTAGTGAAAACATCAGATTTCACCTCCCGCCGTGGCTACCAGGTAGGAGGTGTTTTTTTATGAACGTTTTTGAAGTGAAAGATGGCTGTCCTATCAAGGGTGAGATTGAACAGATAACAGATGAGCAATTACAAAATGAATATGACTTTTATATAGCTGAGATGATTGTCGGAATGCTACATAAAGATGGAAAGATTACAGATGATGAATTACACAAAATATCAGCATTAAACCGTCAGAAATTCTCTCCAAAGTTAGCTGAGATTATGTCATAAAACCCTTGCTATTAGTGACCTTTTGAGTGATATATGTAATGACAGAAAGTGAGGTGAGATGATGAAAAAGATAACAAAAATAAATGAATTGGAGAGACCGCTATTATCTAAAACGAAGCTTCGAGTTGCAGCCTATGCTAGAGTTTCAACAGATAGTGATGAACAGCTTGTAAGCCTTAAAGCACAGCGAGAGCACTATGAAACTTATATTAAATCCAACTCAGAATGGGAGTTTGCAGGTCTCTATTATGACGAAGGTATATCAGGAACCAAAAAGGAAAAACGACCAGAACTTCTTCGCATGATACGTGATTGTGAGAATGGGAAGATAGATTTTATTGTTACTAAATCAATTAGTCGGTTTGCCCGTAACACAATGGACTGTCTAGAATTGGTAAGAAGTTTGATGGATATCGGTGTCTATATTTATTTTGAGAAAGAAAATTTAAATACAGGTGACATGGAGAGCGAACTTATGCTTTCTATCCTCTCGGGTTTTGCAGAAGAAGAGTCTGCGTCAATATCACAAAATACCTCATGGTCAATCAATAAGAAATTTAAAAATGGTAGTTACATTATTGGCAGCCCTCCTTATGGTTATGCCAATGTAAATGGTGAGATGGTTATTGTTCCAGAGGAAGCTGAAATAATAAAACGCATTTTTGCAGAATGCCTTTCAGGTAAAGGTGGAAGTATCATAGCAAAAGGCCTGAACAGGGATAAGATTCCTGCAAGAAGAGGCAACCATTGGAGTTCAGGTACGATAATTGAAATGCTCCGGAACGAAAAATACAAAGGTGATGTCCTTTTCCAGAAGACATATACGGACAGCAACTTCAACCGTCATATTAACAATGGCGAGAAGGATCAGTTTTACTGTAAGAATCACCACGAACCTATTATCAGCAGAGAAGTATTCTCTAAGGCTCAAAAGCTGATAGCAGAAAGAGCAAAGAATCGTAATAAATCCATTGCTAAGAATACTTATCAAAACAGATATGTATTGAGTGGAAGAATAATCTGTGGAGAGTGTGGTTCCAAGTTTAGAAGAAAAACAAACTATTCTGTTGGCAGAAGTTATATAGCCTGGAGTTGCATAGGTCACATTGAAGACAAGAACAGTTGCTCCATGTTATTTTTGCGTGATGGAGAGATAAAAGCAACATTCGCAACGATGATGAATAAGCTAGCATTCAGCAGAAAGATAATACTGGAGCCACTTTACGATTCAATAAACAAAATTGACGAAGAATGCGACCTTGAAAGAATTGATGCCATAGATAAGCGCATGGAACAATTAACCGAAGAACGCAATACTCTTATTGGTCTTATGACAAAAGGGTTTCTCGAACCAGCACTTTTTAACAAGGAACGAAATGTCCTAGATATAGAGATAAAAAATCTTACTGCTGAGAAGACAAACTTAGTAATGTCATTTACCAATGGCACTTCACAGGCGGACGAGGTAAAGGCACTTCTTGATTATGTGTCGAAAGAAAAGTTTGATGGTAATTATACAGATGAGGCATTTGAAAAGTTTGTTGAAAACATAACTGTAGATTCAAGGGATGAACTAATATTTAAAATGAAGTGTGGTCTTTCCCTTAAAGAAAAGGTGGTGAGATAAATGGCCTATGTACCATACGGATATACAATTACGGATGGGGTTGTTACTGTCGATGAAAAGTCAGCAGGTCAAGTAAAGGAGTTCTTTGAAAAATACATATCAGGACTTTCCCTTACAGTGGCTGGCGAACAGGCAGGTATTGAAAAGACTCATTCAGTGATGGGACGTATTTTGAAAAATGTCCTTTATCTCGGAAATGATATATATCCAGCAATCATAGATAAGGGAACATTTGATAAGGCGGAGGAAGTTAGAAATAAACGTGCGAAAGACTTAGGGAGAATTGTGGAACTTGCAGTTTTTACCTCTCCTCCTCCTATGGAAAGATTCAAGATGGGAAAAGTAGAAGGTAAACTTCCAGTGGAGCCTATTGCACGAGCAGAGTGCTTATATAATCTGATAGAAAGCGAGGGATAAAGTGACTGAAAAAAGTATAACTGTAATTCCAGCACGAAAAAGATTTGGAAACACAGTTGCAAAAGAAAAAATAAAGAAACTGCGTGTCGCTGCCTATTGCCGTGTTTCTACAGAAACAGAAGAGCAGAATTCAAGCTATGAAGTGCAAGTAGATCATTACACGGAGTTTATAAAGAAAAATACTGAATGGGAGTTTGCAGGCATATTTGCAGATGACGGCATATCTGGCACTAATACCAAAAAACGTGAAGAGTTCAACCGTATGATAGACGAGTGCATGGAGGGTAAAATAGATTTAGTTATTACCAAGTCCATTAGTCGATTTGCCCGTAATACTCTGGATTGCCTAAAGTACATTAGACAACTTAAGGAGAAGAACATATCGGTATTTTTCGAGAAGGAAAACATCAATACAATGGATGCCAAGGGTGAAGTACTGCTCACTATTATGGCATCTCTAGCACAGCAAGAAAGTCAGAGCCTTTCGCAGAACGTTAAACTGGGACTTCAATACCGATATCAACAAGGAAAGGTACAGGTCAACCACAAGCGTTTCATGGGGTACACAAAAGACGAAGACGGCAACTTAATAATAGTTCCTGGAGAGGCAAAAATCATTAAACGAATTTATAGAGAATACCTTGAGGGCAAAAGCCTGGCGGGTATTGGTAGGGATCTTGAAAAG